CAAACACGCGCGAACCCGGCCGGACTCTACGATCAGCACAACCAGGACCTTCCTGCCGCGCTGTCTCGGGCGTTCGACAACGCAACGATCCACGGTAAGGACCTCCGTACCGGTGGAGCCGGACCATTCGGCGAGAACTATCTTCGTGCGACTCAGAACGTGATCGACCTCGGCGCAACAGCGGCCGGCGCGGGTGGAATCTACATCGACCTCGTGAACGGCGAGGAGCTAGTCGTGAACAACGACTTCGACTTCAACGGCTTCGTTGGCGACCCACGTCTCCGCGTCCGTGTGAAGAAGGCCGTCGACACAACCGGCCAGCCAATTTGGAGCTCGGATCCTCACGGCGGAGTCAACACTTCGAACTTGATCGGCTACCCGGCGGCCTACAACCGTGGCGTCTCTGGCAAGTACACCCGCTTCGGCAACCGCATCCAGGTCATCACCCTGGCTGGTACACCTACCGGCGGAACCTTCCTGGTCTTCGGCAACGGTAACTCGGTTCAGTTCGCCTACAACGAGTCTCAGGCCACAGCTCAGACCAAGATTCAGAGCCTAGGCGGACCGTTCGCTAGCGCGACCGTAGCCGGCACAGGCCCATGGACCGTGACCCTATACGCCGCTCCTACAGCGACAGGCGTCGCGGGCTCTGCCGCTCCTCTGGGCGCAACCTCGAACGTCGGCGGAGCTAACACCCTGACCGGTGGCTCTTCTCCGAGCGTGGGCGTGACTCAGTCTCCGGCGCAGGACACCCTCGTCCGCGCGATCGGTGGCGACTGGTCTCAGTGCGCATGGGGACAGGGAATCGACATCACTGTCAAGGTCAGCGACGAGGCTTCCTACGTGGACGACGACGGCGTGACCGTTCACTCCGCGTTCCAGGAGAACCTAGTTCTCTTGCTCGTCGAGGCGTACTACGGCTTCGTGGTCGGCAACGCGAACGCGTTCGTCGTCTACAACGACTAGTCCGTAAAACCCCTGACGAGTAGAAAGGTCCTCGATCATGGCACTTCTGACGCTAGCCGATCTTCGGGCATTCGATCCGAACCTGAACGACGACAAGGCTCAGGCAATGATCGAGGACGCTCTCTCGTTCGCAAGGATCAAGGTCCCGGGACTCTCCGGGACCTTGACTCTTGATCAACAGAATGCGGCTAAGGGCGTCCTCCGCGAGCAGGTTCTACGCCGGCTCGCGAATGGCGACGGGAACGTTCAGCAGCAATCCGCCGGACCGTTCTCCATGACGATCGACTCGCGCACAACGCTAGCCCCGATCCTCTCTGATCATGCCCTGAAGCGGCTCCGGGGAATCCTCGGGCTCGACACGGGCGCGGCATTCTCAGTCGATACGACCCCGGCAGAGGTGGACGACTGGCCAGATTGGCCGTACGCCTCTCTGACGGGATTCTCCACCGTGGAGGGTTAACATGACCTTCGCATTCGGGGAAAAGATCAAGGTCTATCGCGCGGGCTCGCGCGTGGATCCGTACTCGAACGAGACCACCGCGGATTGGTCCACGGCGACGAGCTTCGAGGTCGAGGGATGCGCGGTCTATCCGACCGACTCTTTCGAGCACCCGAGCGTCGACAACTCAGCAGTTACTTCCGGGTTCACTGTCCTAGCTCCGGCCGGGACAGTGATCACCCGCAAGGACCGCGTCTCAATCCGAGGCGAGACGGTTCAGCGCGAAGTAACCGGCGACCCGTTCGACTGGCACCACCCTTTCACCGGCTGGGATCCCGGCGTCGCCTTTGAGATCGAAGGAGACGAGCGGTAATGGCGCGGATGAAGATCAAGATCAATAGGCGCGGGATGCATAACATCCTCAACAGTCCCGAGGTGGCACGCGAAGTCCATCACGTGGCAGAGGACATTAAGGACCTCGCCTACGAATTCGCTCCGGAAGTAACCGGAGCCTACAAGAACTCCCTCGAAGTCCTCGATGATCACTCCGACCGAGCTATCTCGCTCGTGAACGTCGGCGTCGACTACGGGCTCGAAGTGGAAGCAAAGCACGCACCCCTAGGCCGAGCGGCGAACGCGAGGACCGGATCATGACAGACATCGATCTTTGGGTAGTGAATGCCCTTCGAGCGGCTCTCCCCGCGGATGTGAAGGTCGGCGTCGTCGACCCCGCTTCCGGGACCGCTCGATTCGTCCAGGTTCGCTATGACGGCGGGACCGAGCTTGACGTGTTGCGAGAACGCGGACGACTCACCCTAAACGTCTACGCAGACAGGCTGGACACCGTAAAGGCTCTCGCTAATCAAGTGCGCTCCGCACTCGATACGGCGGTTCAGAATACCGGCGTGATCATGAAGTGCGTTAAGGGCTTCGGCTGGAATCGCGTCGCGGAATCTGATCAGTCCTTGTCTCATCTTGTCGCGGGCTTCGACCTTATCGTCCGGCGCGCGTAGACCTATCCATCGACATTGAAAGGCATTCGACATGCCAGCAGTAACAAACATTGTCGCGGGCCGTCCGCTCACCGCTTCGGGCGTCATCTTCCGCGATCCAACCAACACGGGCACGGCTCCGACCGACGCGACTACAGCCCTCGCAGCGGCCTACAAGACGCTCGGCTATGCCGGCTCTGACGGGCTCACAGAGACGATCGACCGCTCGACAGAGAAGGTCAAGGCGTGGGGCGGCGACACAGTCAAGGTCCTACAGACCGACTTCTCCGTCACGTACGAGTTCATGCTCTACGAGACACTCTTCGACGAGGCTAACAAGGCCGTCTTCGGAGACACCGCGGGAATCGTGACTAAGACCGGCGGCACAACCGGCCTAACTACGAAGCTCGCGATCAAGCTCAAGAGCGACACCCTGCCTAACTGCCGTTGGGTCTTCGACATGAAGGACGGCGTAGCGAAGGTCCGTATCTACGTCCCGGTGGGTCAGGTAACCACAGTCGGCGAGATCTCGTACTCAGATGAGAACGTCGTCGGTTACCCCGTGACCGTCGAGGCGTTCCCGGACGCGACCGCTGTACAGGCATACAAGTACACCGACGACGGCGTAGTCGTCTAGTCGGTTCCGTAAGAACCCAAGCGGGCGAGGATCCATGCGCGGCCATCCTCGCCCGCTTTTCTTGTATCACATGGCCGCGTGTACACGACCTAAGAAAGGCCGCGCTATGGCTAAGAAGAAGATCGAGTTCGTTCACAAGTTCACAAACGAGGACGGCGAGGCCGTCGAGATCCACGCTCCCAAGCTGAGTAGGGTCCTTAACGGTGGCTTCTCTCGCCGGCACCGTCACGAGACGCTCGAAGAGCAACTCTGGCTGGCGATCGAGGAGGGACTCGACGAGGAGAACCTCGCGAAGTTCGACAACATGACGCAAGACGAGGTCGACGGCTTCCTCGGCGCATGGCAGGAGGAAGAGGAGGCTACAGCGGGGGAATCCTAAGCCTCTGGGAGCTGTACGACGAGCACCCGGAGGCCGTCGAGTATGAATTCATCTCGTTAGGTCTCCGCTGGCGTGACGTGGGCTCGAAGAAGCTCACATGGGGCGATGCGCGAGTGATCCTCAATGAAGCCCCCTCTACCGGCGCACTCGCTCGCGCGAAGTTCCCGGCGTACCACGAATACGAACGTCGCGGCTTCGACATGATCTTGTACCTCCTCAACATCTTGATCGTGAAGACCGCGAACTCAGCTCGCGCCAAGAAGAGCGACTTTCCTTCTCCCCCGGTATGGGCACAGGAGAAGGAGATCGTCGGCGGCGGCAAGGGCAACGCGCTCCCGCTCGACGAGCTAATCGCGTGGATGGATCGCAGGACAACCAAGGAATAACGAACGGTCAGGAAGGCAGGGCTCATGTCCGTAGAAGTAGGCTCTGCCTTTCTCACCGTTATGCCTTCAGCTCAGGGCTTCGGGCGCAAGCTCGAAGGCGAGCTAGGCAAGGAGACTAGCCAGACCGGAGACAAGGTCGGCGGCAAGATCGGCGGCGGGATCACCCGCTCCCTTGCGCGCGCGAACTTCCGTCAGACCGGCGGCAAGATCGGAACCTCTCTCGTCCAGGGACTAGCGAGGAATGTCTCCGGACGGATCCTAGAGCGCACCGGCCAG